GCCAACGCACACCACGGCGCCATTCCGGGGTTCAAGCGCAACCTGTTGCTGCGTGAGTTCGTATCGTCCAAAGGCTGCTCGATCAAGACCATGAGCTGTGCAGCTCTGGACTTTATGGTGTTCGGCGAGGCGTATTTCCGTCGCAACCGCAATGCCTTCGGCCAGGTGCTGGAAATGGATCACCTGCCGGCAATCAACATGCGGGTGAAAGTGGGCGGCGGATTTGTGATGCTGCAGAAAGACGGAAAGGAGCTGGAGTTCAGCGAAGACGAGGTTGAACACGTCATGAACTATGACGTGGAACAAAACATCTACGGAGTGCCTGAGTACCTGGGCGGCCTGCAGGCGCTGCTGCTCAATGAGGCCGCTACCCTCTTTCGCCGGCGCTACTACAGCAACGGCGCACACGCAGGCTACATCTTCTACACCAACGACCCGAACCTGACTGAGGAAGATGAAGAATCCCTGCGCGATCAGATCAGCGCGAGCAAGGGTGTGGGCAACTTCCGATCGATGTTCGTAAACATCCCGGGCGGCGCGGAAAAGGCGATCCAGATCATCCCCGTGGGGGATTTCCAGGCGAAGGACGAGCTGGAGAAGGTCAAGAACATCACCCGCAACGACGTGATCGCCGCCTGGCGAATGAACCCCGCGCTAGCCGGCATCATCCCGGAAAATAGCGCCGGCTTTGGCGACATCGAAAAGATCGATCGCGTGTACACCAGCAACGAGATTCGGCCGATCTGTCAGCTGTTCAACCAGCTGAATGACACGCTTCGCGATGACAGGCGATTCACCTGGAAGAAACAAGATGAAGCAGTTGATTCCACTACATCCAGTGCATAGCTGAGAGATTGCCACTACATATTGTGGCAATATAGTGGCGATTGGCTGCCCTGGGGAGGGACACAATGCGAGTTATATGCAAATGCGGACACAAGGGCCGGATCGCTTCGAGGGAGGAGCTTTCCTTGGATTTCGCGAAGCTCTACTGCCAGTGCCTGGACGCAAAGTGCGGGCACACGTGGGTGGCGAATCTGACGTTTTCGCACACATTGAGCCCATCGGCTCAGTCTTTCGAAAGGATGTTGTTCGATCGTTTAAGGGACATGCCTAGGGCAAAGCAGCGGGAGCTGTTTGAGCAACTGGGTTCACAGGCGGTGGCTTGAGGCGCAAACCGCCGACTCAACTTGTCGGCGATCGGTTACAGGGAGTTGATTATCAATTTCTGCCAGGTTCTTCCGGATGGGTCGCTAAGACCTCAGACATCCGGCGGAGATGTACTTGTTCCTGTTCACTCAGCAAGCGGTACAACCGAATGAGCCGACGCTCAATTTTAGTAAGGCTAAGCCATTCGAATTCGGTGGTTCCGACACTGCCAAGTTCGTTTTTCGTGCGATCCAACATGCTTACTACTCCATAAAGTGCATTGCTGAATCGACGTTATCGGGGCGGAAGTTGGCTTTAGAACGAGGGGTCGACGAATGTCGTACATGCTTTGTTACAAGTTACTTCGGCGAGCGGGCGGCGTCGTCTGCCATGGCTTTGAGGAAGCGCCGAATTGCTTCTTGGTCGCCTGGCGCGATGCTTCTGTACTGCTTTACCAGCAGATCTTCGACCTCGGAAAGCGCGTCGTTGGGCATCGTCGCTCGTACTCCATTCACGATATAGCCCACATCAAACCCCAACTGGCTTGCCGCCATGTTCAGGTACGAAGCAGGGGGATCGCTTGCCCCCGACTCGTAGTTTCCTTGCGTACGTTTAGAGACACCCATTTTTTCAGCGAGCTGATCTTGAGTAAGTCCTGCTTGGGCACGCAGCTGTCGCAGCCGAACACCGATCTCTTCAGACAGAGTCAAATTATTTCCACTCGCATATTTACATTGGCAGTTTTTTGCCACATCCTGCGCTCGTCATCACACGAAAACGCACGGAATTGCACTATGCCGAACACAAGCATCACCGAGCAAGCTCGCAAACAAGCGCGTGAAGCGTTGGAGAAGCGCGGTCAATCCGCGAAAGACTTTGCTGAATTACATGATCTGAATCCCAGCACCGTATACGCGGTGCTGAGTGGCCAGAGCCGTTGTCGCCGTGGGGAGGCACATCGCGCCGCCGTATTACTCGGCATCAAAGACGGCGTGATCGAACAGTAATGGCACCGGGCCACAGGGAAAAGCAGAACATGAAAAGCTCAGTTCTAAAGACTCGGCGTCAGGTAGTCAGCGCAATCATCTGCGCCTATCCAGGCGGACGCGAATGCGCCGCGGCTCGCATCGGTCTGTCACTCAAGAAGTTTGATAACCACGCCTACGAAAACAACAACAGCCGTCCCCTGACCGACGCGCAGATCTATCTGCTTGAGCTCGAGGCCGGAACAAACTTTTTGCCGGAATACATCGCGGCCATGTACAGCGGCATGTTCGTTCCTGTAGCTGAGCCCGATTCGCTGGACAACGTCGAGATGTACGCCCGATGCATCCATGCCGCCGCAAAAAAGGGCACTGTCGACCACCTCATTGCCGAGGCTCTGAAGGACGGGACCATCAACGAAGCTGAGGCCGAAGCGATCCTTCATGCGGACACTTTGCACCTGGCAGCCAGGCACGCCGAGGTCCTTGCGGTCATCCAACTGCACGCGTCGAAATCGGGGAAATCGAAATGACTCAGTTGCCTGCAGTACAGGAATATCAGGACGTGCTCAAAGCTGCAGCTCTTGTGTTTTTGGAGCGTCACCACTGTGAACACCTGGGCGACGATCAGCAGTTGTTCGATCGCACCGTGCAGCACCTGGTCAGTGATTACGACGTGCTGACGCAGACCGCTGAAAAACTGGTGCACTTGGCGTTCAGCGATATGGCTGCCGTCTACGATCGCCAGCGCCTAGACATCGTCAGCAGCACGTCGACGTATACCGTCATCATCGATCCTGCCACCGGCAACGCGTGGGCCGTGCCGGTTAGCCTGATCTACGAACGCATCCTCAACGCACCGGACAACGGTCGTTTCCGCGTAGCCGCACCGTAACCCCCAACCAATAAACCCGCCTGCCCCACCGCTGTGGGTTTGGGTGAGCTGTGCCCGAAATTGAGGTTTGACGATGGAAAACGCCATGAACATCAACGCAAAACTGACGCCCGATCAGGCTCAAGCGCTCCTGGCCAACCTGCGCGAGCAATACCGTCTCGGCCTCAATGACCTCTGGTACGCAGACCAGTACCGCCTGATTCCCGATGGCCTGCGCCACGGATCGATCCTTGCCAATAGCCCTGTGATGGCCGCTCAGAAACACCTGATCGGCGCCCTCACCCAAAGCCTCGGCCTCAGCCTTAAAGCAGCGAAATAAAATCATGATGAATGAAGATATCCGGACTCAAGTACTTCAGCGGCTGGAAGACGACTTCGGCCTGAAGTTGCGTGTAGGCACGAACTACATGCGAGGCGGCGTTTGCCCTGCCTGCAATAAGAAAGAGCTGTACGCCCGTCACGACAAGCCCTGGCAAATCCGCTGTGGCCGCCCCGAGCGCTGCGGTCATATCGAGCACGTCAAAGAAATCTATGAGGACCTGTTCGAAGATTGGAGCAAGCGAGCGCCGGCAACGGACAACGACCCAACCGTAACGGCCCGTGCGTACTTAGAATTTGCCCGGGGCTTGAACACCGGAAATATGACCGGCTGGTTCACCCAAGAAAATTACGTCAACCACGAAACGAACGAGTCCAGCGCCACGATTCGATTCACCCTGCCGAACGGTGGCTATTGGGAACGCCTGATCGATCGCCCTTCTCGTTTCGGCAAGATGAAGGCCCGTTTCAAGCCCAAATATAGCGCCCAGGGTGAATGGTGGTGCCCGCCGACCGTTGACCTGGCCACCGTCAAAGAGCTGTGGATAGTCGAGGGCATCTTTGACGCCATTGCCCTGGTGCAAAACTCTGTCGATGCGGTGTCAGCCATGTCGAGCGTGAATTTCCCGATCGAGGCTTTGAAGCAACTGCTCGAGCAGCGTCCGGGCAATCTGCCGACTCTGGTCTGGGGTCTGGACAACGAACCAACTGCACGCGGTTATCTGTTGCGTTGGGTGAAACAGGCACGCGAGATGGGCTTCACGTGTAAGGCGGCGCTCATTCCGCAGCGGGATAAGAAAGTCGACTGGAACGATCTGCACCAGCGCTGGCAGTTCGAAGAAGAAGGTAAGTCCCGCAACGACAAGCGTAAGCGTGATTTGGATGCTGCGCGCCATGAGGGTGAATTGCTTCTGGCTCCCTCGCCGAAAGAGAAGGCGCTGCTGATCTACACCTGGGAGGAAGGTTTCCCAGAATTCGCCTTCAACTTCGGCAACCAGACTTACTGGGCAAAGTTCGATCTGTCGAAGTTGGAGGAGGAACAGAAATCACTGGCCACCAGCGAGGACCATGAAGACCAGCAGCTCAACGACAAAGCAGCCCGTCGCAAGGCGCTGCAGAACGTTTGCAGCCTTAAATTGCTCGCCAACTGCCGGTTTGAAGCACTTTACAAACAGGTGAACGACGTTACCAACGAAGCATGGTTCTACATTCACGTTACCGGCGTCGATCAGGATGATGGTGAAAACTGGACATTCACGCCCAAACAAATTTCGTCGAGCAGTGAATTCAAGACACGACTCATGTTCTCTGGCGGGACATGGATGGGCACTCAGAAACACCTGGATCAGATCATCATCCGGCAGACCCAAGGCCTGAAAACCGTCGAAACCATCGACTTTCTGGGCTACAGCCGCGATCACAAGGCGTACATCTTCAACGATGTCGCCATTCAAGGCGGTTCAATCTACAAAGCCAACGACGAGGACTATTTCGAATTCGGCAAACAGCGCGTCAAGTGCCTCATGAAGTCGGTGAAGCTCAAGATGGCTTTGGACAGCAAGGGCTATCGCGAAGACTGGCTGCCGAACCTTTGGACCGTCTTCGGCGAGAACGGCATCTTGGCCCTCACCTACTGGTTTGGCTCGCTGTTCGCAGAACAGATCAGGGCGGAACATGAGAGCTTCCCGTTTATGGAAATGTCGGGCGAGCCCGATTCGGGTAAAACCACGCTGATCAAGTTCATCTGGAAGCTGTTCGGGCGGACCTATGAGGGCTTCGACCCTGCCAAAAGCTCGTTCTCCGGTTTGAGCCGGGCAATGGGCCAGGTGGCCAACCTGCCTCTAGTGCTCCTCGAGGCAGACCGAAACACCAACGAGGACAATACCAAGGCCTTCGAGTGGGACCAGTTCAAGGATTTCTATGGCGGCGGCACCCTGCGTACTCGGGGCGTCAAGTCCAACAGCAACGACACCTACGAGCCACCGTTTCGCGCTTCCATTGTGATCGCTCAGAACGCCATCGTTACCGGTCACGAAGCGATCATCAGCCGTATCGTCCGGTTACCGTTTCTCAAGCCGGTGATCACCGATGAGAGCCGCAAAGCCGCTGATGCAATCGTCCAGACCGAACTGGAACACGTCAGCCACTTCATGGTGAAGGCTATGCGCGCCGAACCTCTGGTGCTCAAGCGCTTCGCCGAACTGTATCCCAAGTACCGCGCCGAGCTTTGGGCCAGCCGTAATTTGGCATCTGATCGTGTCATCAAGAACCACAGCATGATGCTGGCCTTGCTGGACTGCCTGCAGCTTGTCATCGCCCTCCCAGACCACATGGTCCAGGCCTGCCGCAAATATCTTCTGAAAGCGGCCAACGAGCGCCAGGCGGCGATCAGCACCGATCCGAAGGAAGTGAACGAATTCTGGCAGGTGTTTGATTACCTGGAATCGCTGCCTTCTGCTCCGATGGTCAACCACAGCAAAAAGGCAGGCGTGATTGCCATCAACCTCAACCAGTTCGCCGAGGTCGCCCTGGAACACCGTCAGCGGATTCCGGATTTGGCCGTGCTGCGTCGCCTTCTCAAAGACTGTCGGGCTCATCAGTGCCTGGATACCCAGAAGCGGGTGGAAAGCATTATCCGTGCTCGGCAGCAAGACATGGCACCGACAGCCCACGTCCCTTCCACCATGCGCTGTTTCATCTTTCGGGAGTAACCACCATGCAGATTCAAGTTATCGCGACCCCTGAAAACACCAACGTTGTTAGCGACCTTTATCGACGGATTGGGAAGGAGACAGGTCGCCCAGCGGTCAGCGCCGGCGCTTATGGCGCACGCGGCTTAGTCACCATTCTGTGGGTTAGGGCCGAAGGCGGCCAGCGCGAGATTTTGGTCGTGGATTGTGATCGGGACCAGATCCAAGCAGTGCTGGAATGGCGTTCCGAGATGGGTGAAAGCACTGAGTTTGACGACCTGGTGATTCACCTGGTGCGAAAGGCTTAGAGCGAAACGAGCGTCGGCAGTCGCCGGTATAGAAAGGGATGTCGAGGAGTTGCACCTCCCCGACACCAACCACCACTGAGGGCAACACCATGCAAGCACAGCACCAAAGTAGCAGCGAACCGAAGGCTATCACATCGCCGGTCGAAGGCACGCAGGAGGCACGTCACTTGATGGCGATCCGAATCGTCGGTACCGCGATTTTCGATTACCAAGTGCACAAGACCACGGATACACGGATCCGGCTTGAATCACTGGCCTCCATGGCCCAAGCGCAAGGGGACCTGACTGACGTCGACGTACGTGTCATTGCCCGGATACTCACCGCCAACTCTATCCAACAGCTGCTGGGCCGGAATCATGTCTGAGCAAGACTCCATAAACCCGACCGTTAAAACCAGTAGATCACCAACCTGGTTCTAACCACTTAGCCCCGGACGCAGTACTACACTGCCCGGGGTGCTCCATCTGAGAGAGGGCAAACATGATCTCCCGATCGGACAACGTCCTGATATTTGCAGACCTGCAGCGCATTACCGGCTACCAACGCCGCTCTGATGTCGAAAGGTCGCTGATCGAACAGGGCATCCGGATGTTCCGGGGACGCACAGGCCCATGGACAACTTTGGAACTCATCAACCAAGCAGCGGGTATGAAGCCCGCCGCACAAGAGCGATACGACGCCGATATCCTATGAGGAAAGCAAGGAAGCGGAAGCATAATCCGCACATCCCCACACACATTGATCAGGCCGCTCTCCCAGCGGCCGTTTACTTTGACCAACGGAATGCTGGGGTCTGGTACACCCTTCACTATGATGAAACGGGCAAACAACGCCGGAGGAACATTGCACCGGCCAGCGTCACCCTGGCAGAGCTCCACAAGATCATGGAGGAATGCTCTGGCGTCGATCGGGGTACCCTGCGCTATGTATGCCAGCAGTTTCACGAGAGCGACCGCTATAAGAAACTCAGCTCAAAAACCCACGAAGACTACTGCTACTCCCGCGATGTTTTACTCAACATCCCTACGAAGTTAGGGAAGCCGTTGGGCGATCTGACTGTGAAAAAATTCACGTCGGCACTGGTTCAACGAATTGTCGATCGTCTGGCTGACGAAGGAACTCCATCGAAGGCGGCGCATGCGCTTCGGTATTTGCGTCGAGTATTGCAGTGGGGCCGCAATCGCGGATTCCTAGACGTCAACCCCGCCCAGGGAATCGAGGCTCCGGTGGAGCGTAAGCAGCGTCGCCTTCCTGAACACAAAGTCATGAACGACCTGGTTGATCGAGCTCTGGCATTCGGGCGGCTGGCAAGGAATGAAAAAAGCGGTTGCCCCGAGTATCTCTGGTACGTGATGGAGATCTCCTACCTATGTCGACTACGTGGGATCGAAACCATCACCCTCACCGATGCGCATGAGTTGGCTGAAGGTGTTATGACCAATAGACGTAAGGGTAGTCGGGACAACATCGTGCGATGGACACCCAGGCTGCGCGCCGCTTGGGAAGGGGCGAAGGTATATCGCACCAAGGTTTGGACCCGCAATGCCACCGCCATTCCTATCCGCCTTGATCGCCGCTACATCATAGTTGCCAGTCATGGCGGCCCACTGCGTAAGTCCAGCCTAGACACCGCATGGCAACGGTTCATTAAATCCTCGATTGAGGACGGTACAATCACAGCCGAGCAGCGTTTTGGACTACACGATCTAAAACGCCGCGGTATTACTGACACCACCGGAACTCGTGCGGACAAGCAGGAAGCAAGCGGGCACCGCGACGAGTCAATGATGGATATATATGACCTCAGCGTCCCCATTGTCAGCCCCTCAGCGGATTGATATGAGCATCCATTACATGCGGACTACCGTGGATCAAACACCGGCTGATTTTGGAGTATCGTTACTCCCCCCGAAGCATGGAGGCCGGGGATAATTTTTCAATTTTCTGCATTTATAGGTTCGCGAATTAAGGAAATCAGCATGGTAGAACTTTCTTCAAAAGCGGCGGATGAACTCTACGCATGGTCAAACATTGCTCTTGTCGTCGGCTCGGTAATCGTCGTGGTCGCGACTCTCTTGATATTTTATGCGGGAAAGGCCCGTGACCATTACTCCGAGCTGAGGCTTTCTAATAATGAAACGATCGTAGCGAAAGCCTCAAAGGAGTCTGCTCTGGCGGATGAAAGGGCTGCGGAAGCGACGCTTCGTGCAGCTCAGGCAATGGAGCGTGCAGCTAAACTTGAAAATGAAACAGCAGAGCTGCACAAGCAGGCTGAAGAAGCCCGAGCCGAATCCGCAAGAGTGAACGAACGATTAAGAAAAATGCAGGAGCATCGGCGCCTAACCCCAGACCAGCAGTCAGCGTTGAAGTCGTTTTTACAATCACCTGATTTCCGTACCGATCCCTCGATTAGACTCCAGGTCGCTTCGGTATCGGATGCTGAGTCCGAAACGTATGCCCTCGAATTCTTAAATCTTTTCAAGGCATGCGAAGTGAATGTCTATCCAACACCTGGGGGTCAACTGCCCAATGAGTGTGTTCAGTCCTCAGCTTCCGTATTGGGTTTAGCACTTGCGGTCAGTACCTTTGAAGTCACTGAAGCAATGCTACCGCTGGCAAATTTTACTCGTTTACTCGCGGATATCGGTTTGCCTCTGCAATTAGAGGTCCATCCCGAATTGGGTGAGAGAGAAGCAATGCTCTATGTCCTCAAAAAACCTGGTGTCAGCTAATCCCTACATTTTATAGAGCACGTAAGAAGGAACACGCCGTCCTTGCCCTCAAAGGCTATAACAGACATCACCACGTAACAGAAATATCTGTAACTCATTGATTTACATGTATAAAGCAAATGACTTGTAATCAGTAGGTCCCGGGTTCGATTCCTGGTGCCGGCACCATACAAAACAAAGCCCTCGTTGAAATACGAGGGCTTTGTTGTTTCTGGCATCCAGGAATTCCCTGGATGCTTGCACATTGCTGCGATAAGTCCAACAAAGCCCTATCTCCATCGACAGACCAAGCTCTGCCCCCGCTCCTCCACCCGTTACAATTTCGCATTAGCGCAACATTGACGGGCTCTTACACCTACCTATAATGCACCCCAACACACCCGCCAAGCCTAGGTTGACCCAGTCAGCAAGCTCAAATCGTGCGGGTTTTTTTTGCCTGGAGAAAACTACATGAGGCCCTTCGACAAGCCGGCCCTCAGCGTAGAACAGCAATTGGAACTGCTAAAGCAACGCGGCCTGCAAGTCGCTAATGACGACCGCGCCATGCGTTTCCTCGAAGTGGTCACGCTGTTTCGCCTGAGCCCCTACATGCGCCCTTTTCAGGAGCCAAACCCTGAACACACCTTCAAGCCCGGCAGCACTCTGAAAGCAGTCGTCGACATCTACCGCTTCGATGGTTTGTTGCGACGCATCACCATGGATGCCATCGAACGTGTCGAAGTCGCCATTCGAGCGACTATCAGCAATCACATGTGCCCTAAATATGGGCCTGACTGGATAGCTGAGGCGTCAGTTTTCTCCTCGTCATATTCACATTCTGATTTATTACGCCCCCTGCGAGATCAACTGACCAAGGAACGGAACAAACTTGGACGTGAGATTGATCGTATAAAAAAGAGCCGTCAGGCTGATCAGGTCCAGCAGCAGCGGATTGAAAATCGCATGCGCGATAACTATTTTCGATTCTACGGGTCGACCTATGCCCATCCTGAGTTGCCGCCCGCCTGGGCTGTTCTGGAAGAACTTAGCCTTGGAACGGTATCGACCCTCTTCAATGCCATAGGAAAAAGCGTCGACAAAAAAGCGATCGCTAGCAGATTCAATCTCCCATTCGAAGTATTGGCCTCCTGGCTCCACACCCTGACCTTCATTCGAAACTGCTGTGCCCACCACTCACGACTATGGAACCGAGAGCTCTCGATTCGACCATCCTTACCAAAGGAATGGATCATCCCAAATGCGCCAGACGACCGGCCCCAGCCAAAGCAGCGGCTATTTATCGTATTGACGATGCTGGCCTATCTAACCGACTTGATCAGTCCAGACAGCCAGTGGAAATTTCGTCTGGCCGAAATCATGGATCAGCGGGAACCGGGTTATTTGAAACTCATGGGATTTCCAGATGACTGGAAACGTCAACCGCAATGGTATTTGGAGTAAGGGAGGCCAGAAATCGTGGTTCTTTGCCATTGTGCCCGGCTAAGCGTCAGGAGCGAACGCCACATGCCTGAAGCAAAAGGTGGCGCGTAAACCACAGATATCCAACGCTGGATAACTTCATCAAAAGCTGCAGAACTTCCTAAAATTCGAGCTTTGGCTCGAATTACTCACAGGTAAAGCAAAGATCGGGCAAGGGATGTCGTTGACAGCAACCCAGGTAACCAGAACCTTTGAGGCTACGCCACACCGTGGTGGTTCTCCCAAAGTGCGATTAGCGTCCGGCGGCTCGCACGGTCACAGCGATGTGATGGATGCCTACTTTTATCAGTGTGCCCACTGCGGCAACGCATTCCCTTTCATAGCTGCCCTGCAGCAACCTATCCGCTTGGCCATTTCATTGCGCCAACCTGCACCCGTCTCTTTCTTCCGAAAAGAGACGGGCGCTCCTACCGCTGCTGCAGCCCAGCACGTACAAGACTTTGCGGCATTTCCCCTCGTG